GTATTTAGCTCAAAAGGAAAGTTTAATATAGTGGTTGCCATAGTATTATTATTACATTTTTTAAAAGTATGTTAAAACCTTTAAATAATTAATATTATTGATCTAAAAAGTTAAGTCTAGCGCTTGCGATAGAAGTGGTAGTTCCCCAAGGATATACTCTAAATGTATCTACAGCTAAACCACCTCCAGCTAGTCCAGTTTTAGTAACAACGTCATGTATTGTTACTCCTCCCGCATAAACTTGAGTAGGATTAATTGAATTTATAACATTGTTAGAAGCCGCTGCCACATAATAGCCCCCATTTGGTGTAACCTCAAACTGTATCAATTGTCCCTCTCCTACATTTATACCTCCGGACGGTATGTTTAACCATGTTCCACCTGAACCAAACCTATACCTAATAGTTGCAGAAGTTGCCGGAGTAGCTACAGGGGAAACGTCGTAAGATATCGTCGATGTTTCATCAGTATTGCCAATAGTACCAGTTATTCTAACTTGAGCAGTAGTAGCGGTTTGATTTATACCAGTTATTTCAGATATACCAGGAGCAGAAGGGCTTTGTGAGAATCCGCCAATTTGTCCTATAAATTCATATCCTGGATCTACTGTATAAGTAATAGTATATTGATAAGCATCGCCATCTTGACCACTTGGTGTTAAAAATCCTCCCTCATAGCCGCTGTCTGTTCTTGAAGCGGGGTATGATGTTGAAGTATTAGCTTGAATTGACCTTGAAGTATTTGGATCATTATCATTTATAGTTATACTTGTTGTTAGCGTTGCAACAGCTGAAGCTGTAATATCTAAATCAATATTAGCTGTACCACCTGCTGGAACTTGTGATGGGTAGGTTCCGGATATTGTTAAATAAATACCAGTACCGGGAACTAAAGATTGAGAAACATTATAAGAATTACCATACTGATCTGAAGCCGATACTGCATTTATTGTAAAATCTTCTCCTGCGGCATAAGAAACAAGAATAGCATTTGAAAAACTAAATGATCCGCTATAATATTGATCGTATTCTGAAAATGTGTTATTATATGTTGCAGCTCCAATAGACAATCCTGCTCCTCCATTTATTGTTGAATTATTATCAAAGTCAGCTATAGATATTGATCTATTTAACGTTTGATCAGGCGCTACCGATGTTGACCAAGATACTGTTTGAGAATCTTGATAAACATTACCTGTTCCAGAATCTGTTACACTAACTGAATAAGTATAGTTGCCATCAGTAGCTTCGGAGACTGTTATGTTTTGAGTAGTTTTACCAGCAGCGTTTCCTCCAGACCATATGAAATTATAAGGAGTACCAACAAAGCCAGATGTGCTAGCAGATAACGCTAATGAACTTCCGGTTTCAGCGGATGTGTTTCCAGTTATTGTTACTACAGCTTGAGGAACAGCCTCAATGTTTGCTGTGATATTTATAGTAATATTTGTATTACCTGTGCTTGTTATGGTACCCGTATGTCCAGTTCTGTTAATGCTTGTGATATAAAAGCCACTAGATGCAGAAATACTTGAACTGAAGTTATATGTAGTTCCAAGCTCATCCGTTACTGAGGCTCCAACTGCTGCACCTGTTGCGGTGTATTGGCTGCTACCACCTCCAGTTATGGTATAATTTATAGCTCCAATAGTAACTGTGCCTGTTTGTACAGTTGTCCAATTAACTATATGGCTATCTGTATATGTTTCGCCAGAAACAGTGTCAGTAGCTGTAACAGAATAGTTAACGTTACCTTCAGATCCTGACGTAATAGTAACAGAAGATCCCGTTTGTCCAGTAACATTTCCTCCGCTCCATAAATATGTAGCTGCTCCCACAAAGTTACTAGGATTCGCTGTCAATGTAACGCTAGACCCCGTATTTCCAGAGGTAGCTCCCGTTATGCTGACACTTCCATTAGTAGCCCATGCTACAGAAACATTATTAGACGTGTATTCTGCACTATTAGCGCTATCTGTTGCTACTGCATAATAAGTTACATTTCCGGTAGAAGTTTCTGTAAAGCTAATTGAGCTTCCTGTTAGCCCCTCTGCCGCGCCTCCGTGCCACACATATGATGCAGTACCCGTAAAACTATCAGGTGTTGCTGTTAATGTTATATTTTGGCCTATATTACCAGAAGTAGGCCCAGAAGCTGTAACACTTGCGCCTGCTTGGATATCGCCTGATATTGTAATAACAATACTTTCATCTCCTGAAATTATCCCAGAATTATTAGTTATAGATAAGCCAGTTAAATTAAATCCAGAATTAGCTACAATGCTAGAATCAAACGCCCATGCTCCACCTATTGGACCCACAACCGTATCATTAATAATATTACCGGTTGCAGTAAATTCTTGTAAGCCAGTTATGTTATATACAATGTCCGACAGGGTTACTGTGTATTGTTTTACACCGGTCCAAACAATCTCAATTGTATCAACATATGTTTGACCATTACCAGAATCTGTAGCGGTGATCGTATATGTATAGGTGCCAGCTGTTGGCTCATTAATTTCAATTGTGGGGCTAGTAAGACCCGTTGCACTCCCGCCTGACCAAGAATATGTTGGGGTACCAGAAAAATTATACGGAAATGCGCTTAAACTTAAGTTATTGTTTACGTCTTTAGTTGTATCTCCAGCTATTTCCACATAAGGATCAGGAGGAATAACTATTTCACCACTTCTTGAACCAAGACCTTGTATAGAAAATTCTTTTGGATCTAAATTTGGCAATGATGTCTGTATACCTTCTATGTTATTAAACCATTTGCCTTCTTTTCCTTTAAAGTATGTTACTTTACCGGATTGCAGATCTGTTTCAATAGATGTTGCTTTCCATCCTTTTAAATCTAATGTGTTTCCTTGAGTACCTTCGTAGCCTATGGTTTTAAATTTTTTAACAACTGATGGCTCCTCGTTAAATATAAATTTCACAAATGAGTTACTCTGAATGTTATAAAATTTATTTATACCGTCTGCGTTATGTTGCCAGAGTTGCCCGTTCTTAAAAGTAAAGTATTTTCCTTCTAAAAATAATCCACTGTCGGCAACAAAAGAAAATCTACTTGTCCATCCATCTACTGCTTCAGAAAATCCTATAGATTCATCGTTTTTAAATGAAAGTACATATTGTCTTGTATGAATATCATAAGAACCAATTATTGATCCACTATGCAGCTTAAGTTTATCCCTAAAGTATGTTGTCATACTTTTAGCTGATATTACTGTTAAACCATCTAATGATAATCTTAAAACAACACCTCTAGCTTTGTCTGTAAAATAAGCTTGATAACCATAACTAGCAAAAGATTCTGGGTTTTTAGAAATTCCAAATTCTCCTTTATATGGAACAGCTTGGCCTAGCACTGCATTAGAAGCAGTTATATTTGTGGATCCATCTGCATTATATAAAGCATCCTTATTAGCTAATATTTTTAATATCTTATCTTCACAAAAAGCAATTACATCTGTATCCCTTGTATGCAGCAATTGTATAGATCCATATTCAGGATTTAAATCTTTTGTTATTGGTTCTGCAGTTAAAAATTGGTTTAATCTATTTACGGAACTTCTTGAATTAAAAATCCCAGACCATATTAATCCTTGTGTATTTCTATTTCTTTTATATTGCTCAGATATTGCTGTAGAAACTCTTACTTGTTTGTCAATGTAAGGAGCATTGAAGTCATCCCTTATTCTATTTGACTCAACACCGTTTTGAAAATTGTAGCAGTTAAAGTATCTAAGATTATGAATATTACCATATTCAGCTATAGGAAATGCTTCTTCTGTTTCGTAGTATATATCTAAAAAGCCTTCAGCTGGTTCTGTTTCAAAAACCGCTGGATCAATAGTTTCAATATCCTCTCCTACAAGAGGCAATATTGCTACAGAGTTTAATTGATAATAAGTTACCCCTTGCGATTCTGCTGGGGTCCATTTGCAATATATTGTTCTTGTAAATCCGTCTAAATATGTAGTTGTCCCAGCGTCATACCATTTATAATTAGTATTTGTTCCATCTACAGTTACTGAACCAAAAGTAATATCTTCGGTTACAAGCGTTCCCTGAGGATTGCTAAACGCCGTTCCGGTCCCATAACCTGTTTGCGTAAATACAGCTACATTACCAGAACCAGGAGACGTTGAGCTTTCGCTGAAATAAAAATTCTTTTCTATATATCCTCCTCCAGAGTCATAAGTTCTCCATTCACCCAAGAAACTACCGGAAGGATAAGAAGCAGTGCCAAAAGAGGCTTCTGGTATAAGTTCTTCTACAGCATTATTTGCTACGTTTGCTTGATATAAACTTGATAGTATACCATCAATGTCTTCTAATTTAACAAAGAATCTACCAGCAGTATTATAATTTTCGTAATCAAAATTTGTAATAGCGCTTACAGCAGCCGGGTCAGTTGGAGCTACTCCAATAAAATCTGGAGCGGATGACTCTACGCTTAATGTTTTAAACTTAGCTTTTGGGTTAGCTATTGGTATAGAAGATTGTTGTCCTTTTTTAAGGTGCAAAAAGTCTCCCTCTTTAAATTTATTTATTTCTGTAGAAGGCATGGACATCCATACCTCTGTAGAGTTAAGTTTTTCTGGATTAGGAAATATAGATTCGGCTACAACATTGTAGTATTCTCCAGAAGTATCTTTAATAAAATATTTAAACTTATCAAAAGAACTAGTAGCCTCCTCTGGTAAAGTATCTGTCATGCTAACCGTAAACTGCTGCGGAGCATTCATATGATCTCTATTCCCAAATGGTACATTAATAGAACCGCTTTTGTTTGACAATATTGGTGTTTGTCTACCGTATTTATCTTCAAAAACTAAACCAAACTGATAAGTTCTGTCTGATTTTATATGTTTTCTATTTGTTCCTCTAGCTGTTAATTCAATATTAAAAGCTGGCTTTATATTTTTTGTATTTTCGCCTATTTCATAGTTTCCAAATATTAATCTATTTGAACTTACTTCTAAAGCTTTTGCTTTTAAAGGAACAGCATCCCAAAGTCTTAGTAATTGATTGCTTGAAACAACAGAATATATTTGTTCACTAGTTAATTCATAAGAACCGGTAACATCTGCTATTTGTAAAGTTTCAACAGTATATACGGACTGATCGTCCGATTTTTTCATTAATATATCAATAGAATCAATATCATTATCTGAATAATCAATGCCCTCTATTGTTATAGACTTAACGGTATTTTCCATTCCCGTATTGTACCCTTTCTTAGCGTTAAATTCAAATACGCCTGGTAAAAACGCTGATTCAGAAAAAGGTGAAAATATAGAGTATTGACCATTTTTAAACTTCCATCTATAAGCAAATCTTACAAATTTTAATTCAAATAAAGGATCGGCGTCTTCAACTCCTCCTGAAGAATTTAATATAAGAGTTGGAGCAGAGCCTGGTTTCTTTTTAATAAGAGTTATATCGTCGGCTGTTATATCGTACCAAGTATCAGTAGTTGCGTTGTACAGCTGAGAATGAGTAGTTGCCGGGCTTAGCCTTGCTTGATTTTCGTCTTGGAAAAGATTAACATCTATTAGTTTAGGCTCCCCAATATTATCTGTTAAAGCTATATAGCCCTCAAAAAATTTAACGCCAGTAATTAATTCATCATTAAAATTAAATACTACGTTATTTACATCTTTTATTACTATTGAAACTTCTGTTCCATCATAAACTAGTAGATAGCTTGCTAAATCATCTTTAACAAACCAATATATTTTTTCATCACTATAATCTACAGCGTAGCATTTAAATTTAGGATTGCTAAAAGCTAAATTAGAGTTTATTTGTAGATTGCCTAATATATTTTGTATTGCTCCAACATTGCTTCCTTCAGAGCTAGCCAATTGAATATTAAGAGCATCTCTATATTCGCCATTAGGCACTAAACGTTCATCCAGGTCTTTGTTCATTCGACCTGAGCTAAATAGATGTTTTATTTCTGGCATTTAATTAGTGTTTTATTTGTTTGCTCTTGCCTCTCATTACTTGCGCTATTTCTTTCTGCTTAAGATTGTATAATCTTAATTTAGCATTTCTCATAGCAGCTCTTCTATCGCGTTTAAATCTATTAACTATATATTCGGGCATATTTGCTTTTGAAGCTATTATAGCGTGAGCTATATACTTGTAAATGGCTTCCTCCGCTAGTTTATTAACTTTCATTTCAGCATCTGTGCCTAGTCCGTCTGAAATGTACTTTATTGTAATAACTTTACCTTGTAAATTACTACTAAATCCAAATTGCCCGTTAGCTTCGTCAATTATAAAAACACCATTAACTTGGGTTGTTTCAGGGCTTGTGCCATATCTTTGTCCTAAGCCTATAACGCTATTATTATGATCAGCATTTGAAAAGAAATAGTCGTCATTATTTGACATGCCTATGGTATCGTTGGTTTCAATACCTTTAAATTTTTCTGTGGCTAATGCCGTTCCAGTTAACAAACTATCATCATCATCATATAAATAGTTTGTTTCGTCGTCTTGTAGCACTGCTTGTGAAGGTCTTGAAGTATCATTAGTAGGATATAATACTCTTTCTAATCCATTATCGTCAATCCATGCAAGTTGTACGTAGTTAACGTAGTCTTGTGGCATTGGAATAGTTAGAGTAGGTCCAACCTCAACTTCTTGAATTTTTTCTACCTTAGATATATCGTAGCTAAATTCTTGTATTGCTCGTTTAGCATGGAAAGTAACATCTAACTGCTTTGCTGAAGTTATAATCTTGTCGTCTCCTACGTATGAAACTATAAAGTTTGAAACAATATCTTTTAAAGAAATATATCTATAACTTCCGTGTTTTTGATTTTTAAGTACAACCTTAACTTCTGTTAAATTTACAGGAGCTATAGTAAATGTAATTACGCCTGCATTATATGAATAGTTGCTATCATCTATTTCTTCTCCATCAATAAATAATACAAAATCTGTTTTTAAGGACGGTAAAGGATCAAATGTTAATGTAAATGAGACATCAGTACCGTTTGCTATAAATATTTCTGATACGCTATAGTATTGCCTAGCTGTTTGATTGATTAGCCCCATTTATTATGATTTTTCTTGAGTTATTTTTTTTGTTTCTTTAGCGTCAGCTGTTTGAGCCACTCCTGGGTCTTTAATGTTTAATCCAGCATATAAAAGTATTTTTATAACTAAATTTACTTCTTCAGTTTCATGCAATTCAAAGTTAACTGTTTGAGCGGCGTTATATAAAGCAGCGTTATTTACATTAGTGTAAGCCCATTTTACTTCAACTGGCTTTCTAACATAACTAATATATACATTACTCGTTATAGTAGATGGATAAATATTTATCCCATAATGACCTAAATAATTTGCTCTATTCTGTATATATATAGGATTTTCAATAGTGGGTTGGGTTAAAGGAGAGGCTTGGTAGTTTAATAATTCTTTTAAATCTACCTTTTCAACTTCAATGCCATTGTATACAACAGTGCCTAACTTATGCATATCAGAAGGCAAATGAAAATGATCTGTCATAAAGGTTAGTGAAGCTTGTGTTTTAAACTTGCTTACCTTTTCATCAACAAGATTGTATAGCTGTGCATATTCCGTGTTATTATCTCTTTGTCTCATATATTGATTAAGATCAAAAAAATATTGCTCAAATATTTCTAATTGAGCTTGATTTGCAAAAAGATTAAATTCTTGCGGTGTTAAATAACCTCTTTGCTCTTTGTTTAGAATAGCAAGAACTCTTTGATAAACGGTGTCTATACTGATCATTGTTGTTTAAATTAAAAAAGGAGGCGCGGTTAGACGCCCCCTATTTTGTTAATTAAGCCTTTTTTCAACGCTTTGGTAAACTTCTATACCTTCGTCTGTTTTGAAATAAGCAGCTAAAGCTGAATATGGATTTTCATCAAAAGGAACAGTAATTAATTTTCTACCAGTAGATGCCCAAGTAAATGTTCTATTATCACTTGATAGATTTATAATTCTTTGTTCTACAGATTTAATTGCTAAATTTCTAATGTTTATATTTTCGTCATTAGCTAATTCTAAGAATAAGATAGGATCTTTCTTAGCAAATACCATAAGATCTCTTTTAAGCTCCTTAGAACTCATCGTAGACACTTTAGAACCTAATTCTGTACGCAATATACCTTCAGCTTGGTCAACGTCCATGTTCATAGCTGCGTTTAATGCTTCAAATTCTAATTCTAACATATCTAAATCATCCTCTGCTTCTTCAACAGCATCAAATTCTAAAAATAATTTGCCTTTTTGAGGGTGATATAATGATAATAGCTTTTGTAACGTTTGTTTCTCTTTTGGCACATTTAAAACGCCATCCGTAAATACAATATGTCCTAATCTAGCAGGACCTTTAAACTCGTCTACAAATGGAGTATTTTGATTTAATGTGTACTTTAATTCACGCTCATATCCTAGTTCTTCATCAAACCAGAAAATTCCTTTGCTTTTAATAGTATAGGTAAGCGCTGTTTTGCCGTTTTTTAAAAAATAGGTACGGTCTTTAATTTCCCAATTATTTTTTTTAGGTTTTGGTTCCTCTTTAACAGCAACCTCTTTAACAGGTGCTTCTAAAACTTCTGGAGCAATTTTTACATCTCTTGGTACAGAAGTTGATTTTTTAGGTGTAGCTTGTTTTGCCATGATATAATATAATTAAAAAGTAAATAAAAGTAAGAAATACCCCCGTCAGTACAACGAGGGTAAATCCTACAAGGTTATGTTAGTTTAAGATCATGAAGTTGTTAGCTCCTTGAACTACTAAACATCTTTCAGATAAGTAGTGTACTTCCATTGCATCAAGATCAGAAGTGAAAGCTCCTCCAACTGAACCAGTTGTCCAAGATTTCATTTTTCTGTCGTCAGCTTCAGAAGCTCTGTAACGTACGTGTAAGAATGGTCTTTTGATGTTTTTACCTAATACTTTGTCGTATACAGTAGAAGTTCCAGCAGGTACTAATACCCCTCTAACGTCTGTAACAAGTCCTCTGGTAGCAGCATCGTTTAAGTATTTCCAGTCAGTTTTGTAGAAGTCATAAGAACCTCTTCTGAAACCAGAGAAACCTAAGTTAAGCGCCATATCTTCGCTGTTAGAGAATACTCCGTAAGAAGTTCCACCAGCACCGTAAGAATTTTGAGCAGCGAGCATATCGTCAATGTTCAAAGAAACTTCTCTGTTTAAGAAAAGCATGTTCTCTTCGATTGCTCCTTGCTTATCTAATTTTTTAAGGATTTCGTCGAAATCTCCTAAATCTTCAGCAGCGTCGTTTCCGTCAACACCTGCAGTTACGTGTCCTCTGTCTTCGATAGCAGCAAATAAACCTTCAGTTCCTTTTGCTCCTGCGTCAGCAGCTCCAGATCCAGAAGCAGCAGCTTCTCCTTCTACAACAGCCATTTCTAAGTAGTCTTCGAAACGGGTTCTTGTGTCACCTTCAGCTTTGATGTACCATAAGTACCCAGAAGCTCCAGACTCTCCAGTTACTTCAACCCATCCGATTTGAGAAGCATCAGATCCAGAGATCTCGTACTTATCTTTAATAATGATTGGTTGGTTTGTGAAAGTTTGGAAAGAAGGAGTAACAGCTCCAGACATTCCTGTAGTTCCTTTTGCAAATTCAGCACCGAAAACAAATAATTTTACAGCACCGTCAGCAAAGTCAGAATCAGTAGAGAATAAAGCTTTGTCGTAACGCTTAGCCTCAATAGTAGTGTCAGTTACAGCAGAAACATAAGCCTTAACAGTTGTAGTTCCATCAGAAACAACAATAGTTTGACCAGCTCTTACAGCGTGTCCACCAGAAATAGTGATAACTCCAGTGCTAGCCACTAAAGCAGCACCTTCGTAAGATAAGTGTAATCTTCCTTGCTCAGACCATACGATTTGATCAGAAGTCATTGGCATTTCAGCGCCTACCATACGTAAGAAAGAAGAAACAGTACGATCGCCGTATCTTTCTACTTCTGCTTCGTATAATTCTGGTAAGTATTGCTGAGACCAGTCGTTGTTACCTCCTGTAAAAGAAAGGTAGTTAGTTGATAATGTTTGTTTAACTGGAGCAGGTACCGCGTTTAAGTTTGGTCCTCCAGTTGGAGTAATAATTGCCATTTTTTGTTTTTTTAAAAATTATTTTCTAAGTTTGATTTTTAACTTAGAACTGTCATCACCCGCAATGGCTCTTACTTTTATTCCGCCGGATTCGATAACGCCTGAACCAGATTTTCTAGGATCCATATTTATATTCTTTGAATCGTTACTGATTTGTTTAATAGCGTCGGCTCTTCCTTGCTCGTAAAAATGATTTGCCAGAGAGTCTGCGTTGTTTGCAGCAAAAATAGCTTTGTGATAACCAGCGGCATCCGCGATCATGTTATTTTCGTCTAAAAACTTATTTAGAACGTTGTTAAGATCACTTTGAAGCTCTTTGGTCTGTGCTACGTCTTTAACTTTAAACCTATATTTATTGTCTCCAACTTTAAAATCAAAACCTTTGAAATCTTGGTTGAATACTTTTTCAGTTTCTTGTTTAAAACGAGTCACTTGCTGTTCTTGTGTTTTTTGCAGTTCAGACTGTTCTTCGTTGTATCGATTAAAAAAGTCAATTGCTTTTTGTTGTTCTGGAGCTAACTTTGAACCCAACTTGACTTCATCGTAATACTTCTCCTTTAAACCTTCCAAAAAGTTTTTTGCTTTTGCAATCTCTTCTTTGTAAGCGAGTTTTTTTCTTCGGATGTCTCGCTCCTCATCCATATCTTCGTCGTATGAAAAATTGTCTTCAATTAAAAAGTCAATTTCTTCATTATCTAAATGCGACTTTGTTTGTTTGTAATACTCTTTTAACAATGTGCTAGGATCCACATTACTGTAATCAGCATTTAATCTTACGTAGTCCTCAAGAGTGCCTCCTGTTTCATTCATAAAGTCTACAACTTTTTGAATATTTTCAGGAAGATCAATATTGTTTTTTTCTGATTCTTCAATTACCTCTTCTTCAGTTACAGTTTCGTCTGTATTTACTGGCTCAGGTTCTGAAGATATATCTGCGTCGTCTTCTATTAATTCTAAAGCAGTGTCTTCTTCTACTTCTTCATTAACTTTTTGCAGCTCTTCTTCGGCTTGATTCCCGACTTGCTCATTGGTTTCATTTTGCTCGTCGACTTGCTCTTCTTGCTGTAAGGCATCTTCTTGTTGTTTAGGTTTGCTTAAATCTACTTTGTAGACCCCATCATCAGCTTTAGTGTCAATTCCAGCTGATTCTAGTACTTGTTCTTCTTTTTCTGCTGCCGTTGGTGTTTCATCAACAACAACTTTTGCGGTTTCTTCTGCCATGATATAATATTATAAAATTAATTCAGCTTGATTTTAACGTGGCTCAAACTGACCTAAGCCAAACCCTCCTAATGTATCGAATCCTGAAGATTCAAAATCTTTTGGAGGCTTATTATTTTTACGTTGATCTATTAGTTCAGACTGTTGAGAAGCCTGAAGTTTAGTTCTTTTATCTTTCCTATCTTCTTTATAAGATTCTTTATCTTTAATTACTTGTAAATCTACTTGCTTAAGCTGCATATTAAGGTCGAACTCATGCTTCATAAGCTCCTTTTTAATTTGTGCTTCTCTTTCTAGCATTTCTAAGTTAAGTTCGTGCTCTACCGTTGATAGCTGTGCTTTTGATTGTGTTATAGCCTGTTGTTTTTGAACGTCTGCTTGAGCAGCAGCCTGAGCAGCTTGAGCATTAGATTGTGCTTGCATCTGAATATTTTCTTGTTGCATTTGCCTATCTAAGTCAAATTTCTTCTTACGTCTTAGTTTTAATAATTGATTAGCAAGCTTTAAATTTTTAACTTCTCTAATATCAATTGCATCCTCTAAGTATATTTGCTCTTTTTGCAGAGCCATTTGTATGTTGTTTTCTAACAACTGCTTTTCTTCGTCATCAGGAGATAACTCTAAGAATATTCCAAAGTCATGCAAATGCAGTTCGCTTAAATCATCAAGGGTACCCACATTAAATCTTCCAATGCTCTGTATAAAGTTATTTCTTGTATTTGAGTTTTCTAATACATCCGATATTCTAAGCGAAATAGCCTCAGCTGTTTTTAATGTAAGGTATAATCCAGCTTGTAATATGTGCCTAGTTGCTGTATTAGAATTTGCTGCCGCTATTTTTTGTAATCCAACTAAAGCATTAGAATCCGGCGTGCTACCATCCCTTGCTTCATTTAATCCTGTTACATCTCTTATCATTTGTAGATAATAGTTGTAAGAATTAATCAAACTTGATATTTTAGCATTAGCGCCTGAGGACTGCAATTCTTGAATAGGCATTTTACCATGATTGAACTCACCGTCCATAGTCATAGATCTACCAATAACAGAACCCGTTTGGAAATACATATTTAATGCTTCCTGTGGGTTGTAATTTGTTCCATTACCCAAATCTATTTCAGCAATACCATCAGCATCTAAATAAACACCATCTGGTACCATTCTAGACAATACTTGTTGTAGTTTCAAATGCGTTAACTGAATCATATCAGCAAACGTTGTCATTCTGCTAACCAAAGACTCAACAGCTCCTTTGTACATTCTAGGTGCTACTATATTGTAGCTCATTTGTACTTTGGTAGTATCTGTTTTAGGCCTAGTCATATTTTCAGCAAGCTTCCATTCAAGCATTTTATTTGCTCCAATAATCTTAGCACCACAATATAAAACCTCAATTGAACGGCTAACCTTTTCAAAACGAGCTCTTTGATCCTTAGGCGGATTAAATGAATCATCTTTTTGAATAGCTTTTTCAGCCCCAGTAGCTGTTTCTTTTAATTTGTATACTTGGTTTTTAAATGTTTTGTATTCAAAATATAATACGTATACATATGATTTATCTCTTGAATCCGCACCAGCATAAGACTTGTTATACATTAAAGTACCAGAGCTAGTACCTTCGATTTCTTCAATATCTTCATTTGTAAGATTAGGATATTGTTTTTTCAATTCTTGAATGCTAACTCTTCTTACTTCACCTGCATAATATATATCGTCAAAATATGGTGATTCCGTGTACGAATAAACTATATCAGCTGGATCTACATATTGTATTGTAATTCCTTCTGCTGTATTAAAACCGTTTTTAACGCAAGCCATACCGATAACGGTAATGTCATAGTCAAGACGTTTTTTCAACAATTCATATTTATTGTGATCAAAAACGTTATTTATAGCTTCCTCTGATGCAATTTCAATTGACTGTTTATAATCAAGCTGCATATGCAGGTTCAACTCCTCTTCGCTATCTGGTATTTTGCTTTTTTCGTTTTCGTATACGTTAATACCTAATTGATTTTGTATTTCGTCAGAAATTTCACGGGATTGCATATCCCTAATCAACGATGCTACATAATCTGTTCTTTTCTTAATAGAACTAGGATCTTGCGAATACGCTTTAAGATCATAAGCTCTTTCGCCTATACCATTAACTACAATATCTACAAACTTGGGAATAATAGGTACTGGTTTCCAATCTAAGTTTAAATAAGATAAATCACCATTAATAGACAATTCATCTTTATATTTTTGTATAGACTGCTCTCCTCTTGCGTATAATCTTAATCTATGGAAGTTATCCCTGTTAGCGTAATATCTAGCTGTTCCTGAGTCTCTTTTGAACCATTCAGATTCAATAGCCTTAGCTACTTCCATACCATAATTGATACTTGATTTTTCTGAGTCTGAGACTGCTTGGCTCGGGAATATACCTCTTGGTAGCGTTTTTGACATTTATTCTATTATTTTTGAAAATGCACCTTTATTATTGTATCTTTTAAATCTAAAGTCTAAAACTTTTTTAGTTATAGTACTTTGTGGAGCATATTGATGTTTATTGCAAGCCATTATAGCAAGCCCTGAACTAATCGCGGCATCAAATGCAGTTCTGTTGTTTATATTAAATTTAGCCCAATCATTTAGGGTTCTGTTAAAATACATAGTTCCTAAGTCGCCGTTTTCTTTTGTTCCCACATGCTTTTCTATATATGCCTCAATTGCGGCAGCGTGAGCTTGCTTTATATCTTCGGACGAGTTAGGTATTCCCCCTATTTCTTTTTCCGTAACAGACAACTTATTAGCCGATCGATCAGGCCTATTCATTGAGTAACCTCTGTAACCTCTTCTTTTTAAATAATAAAGTAGTCTTGGCTTGTTGTTCTCAGCTAATAGCGGCATGCCGTAAAATACCAGAGCCATTAAAACATCTTCAAAAAACATATCAGCCGTTTGTGGTCTTGCAATATATTCTAAAAAGAAATGGTTTGGCGGTACGTGTTCATTCATAGAAAACGTTGTTAGTCCGTGTAATGCTCCTTTCGAACCTCTTCCGTCGGTTGTTCCGGAAATATCGTAACTATCACATCCAAAAGCGCCAAGTAAATCATTACCAGGAGCTTTGACTCCATGTTTTAGTATTACGTGATTTTGAAGATTTACAGGCGGAATCCAAGATATATTGAATCTACCGTTAGTGTCAGGATAAAATATAACTTTAGTATCTTTAATTCCATTCTCCCAGTGAAAATTACCCCTGGTCAATACATTAGAGTTTCCTATACCTTCGTTGTAATCTATTTGATCGTATATTCTTGTTAAATTAAATATAGAATTTCTAGCTTCATCCCTAAACGCGTGTTCCGTTGTTCTAGGAAATTGTCTATAGAATTCATTTAAACCATCTTGATCAGACTTTAATCCCTCAACTTCATTATCCCAGTGCTCTATAACGCCTACATCTATATAGTCGCCGTATGGTCCTTCAACGGGCTCTGCAGGCGTATTGAAGACAGGTAGTCCATAAGTATCAATGAATCCTTCGTAGTTCCATTCCATAGGAATGAACAAAGAATATAATCCTGAGCTAGTCTGTCCATTGCGGTTTCTTTTTGTAACATCTGATTGCTCATATAATTTTTTAAAGTTCGAACCTCCTTTATCCAAAGCATTTGATGTTGAACCCATCATACACTTGCCTATAATTCTGCTACCTAGTCTTAATGTTGTTTTAGTAACCCTCCAGTTGTTTAATATATTATCAGGTCTTTCCCATTTACCACTTTCATCATGCACTAGCATCCGTAGCTTTTCACCGTCATAACTGTTATCTCCAGTATTCTTCCAGTCAATCGTCGTGTCTAGGCCTTCTAATAATTGCCTTTGTTCACCAGACGTTATTGATTTTCTTGTAAGCTTACTAGCTGGAACTCTATATGCAAGTTCAGTCTTAGGCCTATCCATACCGTCTTGTATTGGTTTAAAAAAGAACGGATAGTTTATAGATATTGGAACAACTTTGTCTGTAAACATTTTTTTAGCATCCGAACCTGTTTTAGATAATATACCAAATCTGGCGTCTGAGCTAATTGTTGCTTGGTGTACTGTTTCAGCACTTGACATAAAACTAAATCCAGAACGTCTGTTTTTAAGGTAGCACATTCCATAACATCTTTGGTCTGCTTTGCATGCTTCCCAAAATATAAAGAATAACCTATTTGCTTCCCTAAAGTCTGGTTGACCAACATCTATTTTGGTCCATTGTAAATACATATAATGTGAACCTGTAACATATGTATCTACATTTTTATTCTTAAACCAAAATCCTTCGTCACGTCTTCTAAACTCTTCTTCTATATAATCTACCCATTTGCTCTTAAACTCATCCGGATATTTTTCCCAGTCGAATATAGTCTTAATATTTTTAAGCTCCTTAGGGTACTCCTGTGGAGTCCATTTGTCGTGTTTGCTATACACGTTGCGAGCTTTTGGCAAAGCAATGGTTAAATTTTGTATTTCATATATTTCGCCAATCTCTCCTGTCTTACTTATAACAATAACATCGTGCTCTGCGTTATAACCATACTTCCAAGATTTAGATTTATTCAGCCTAGATATAGTAGTAAGCTTGATTGGTTCAACAATCTTATATAATGTTTGTTCGTACATTACTTACTCCTCCTTTCTGCAAACCCCTTAAAAGAACTTTGTTCCTCTTTTGGCTTATCGTTTAAAATATTTTTTTCATCTTCAATTCTATTAAGAATTTCAAACGCATCAAATATTGCTAGCTTCTTTGTCGCTGCAGCATTCTTTAATCTGTCAGCGCTAATATCATCTTCAGAATCTATAATTTGCTCGCGGGCAACTTTTATTAATTCTTCAACAGCCTTATAGCCAGCTGTTATGATATTCTGTTTCATTTCCTTCGCGGTCATAGTGTATTGAAATTGATTTAAGTGGTACTCTATATAGTCTATTTCCGTCTATTATAAACTCGTATTCAGAGTGTGGCGTAAATCCAACAACTTGTTCTTTCAAAACAAACCCTGAATTGTCGGTATACTTTACAATACCTTTCAATGGCTCTTCTACTTCTGTAGATAGTAATCCTTTGTTTTCTTTTATTATTGGCGCAACGAAACAAAAACCTGGCATTGCATACCATTCGTTATTTTGTTTATGCACAAATATTTGATCTACAGCACAAAAATAAGTGTCTTCTTTAAAATAGCTTTTACTATTTTTTTCTTTGCCATGCACGTCATAGAACCTACGAAATACATTGTGATGTATTATTAATTCATCACCTGGTTTTATATTTGTTTCAAAAGCAAGAGGTACAGCTTTCACTACTGCTTCTCTGCTAACGAACTTATGGTCTTCAACAGATGTATTTAATATTAAATCTGTGTCACCTATTTTTTTTGTATTGTTATATCTTTTTTCTTTTGGCTGTACAATAAATTCTATTGGGCTATTCATAATCTAAATTAAATTCAATGCTGATTGCCATGTTTTTGTTAAAAGATTTCCAAGGTAATATTTCGTCGTCTTTTTTAATATAAACACAGTAAGCATCATCCTCTTCTATTATATCACAAATAATGTGCCCGCCGTAAACTTGTTGATTTAATTGGTAGTGCATAGCGTCAACTTTATAGTCTCTGCCAACACTTATTTTTCTAATTGTATTCATTTTATTTGATTTTCAAGTCTGTAGTCATTTTGTTTTAGTTATTTGTACACATCAGCCTGGTTATATAAGCTCCATACCACCAAATTGCCTGGGACTTTTTTTAGATATGTATTATTTTCTCCTGTTCTAATCATAGACGCTCCATATCCACCATATCCAGAGCTAGATGATCCTGCTTGTGCCCAGCCATAATTTGTCTGTAAAACATTTTTATTCCATTCTTGAAAAAATACTATAGCATCATTATTATTGAAATAATTTTGCCACCAAGGATGTGGAATTGTTACATTTATATTCCAATTTGTGCGTGCTAAATTAGATCCCCAATCAGTTGTTTTATATGCGAATTTTCTACTGCCTTTAGATAAAGTCGTTCCTGCATTAACACCTGAAAATGATGTAGACTCTAGAGACACGCTTCCTAGATATGGATGTATTAATGTGTCTGTGTAAGCACCATATCCACTAGCAGTCCCTGGATCCCATAGATTTAAGTATGTGCTGTGAGCCCCTGAGCTTGACGCTGTGCTTACTGCATAGTTCATTGTTGGATAAGTAGCTACAGATACAGTATTACCTATTGTAGTCCCTGATGCGTTTATGGCGTATGCAGTTATATACAGAGTTGTATTAGCAGGTTGACCTGTGCGTGTAAGGCTATACCCTCCTGTAGTACCTGAAACTATGTATTTAGTATTGGCTGAATAATTTGCTCCACCATAAGGACCAATGTAAAAACCCCGTTCAGTCACTGTAGCTCCTCCATCACTAGAAACATTGCCATTCGCTATAAATTGATTATTAGTTATCCCTGTAGCTGCACTAGTACTAACTGATGGAGCTACTGATGCACTATATCCATAAAATTCAGACATATTATCAGGAGTAGACTTTCCTGCAGATGCTGATAATGTCCTTAATGATACATTTATTCCTGTAGCTACTCCATCTACCTCTAGAGCTATATCACCCCTGAGTCTTAATTGACCACTGCTAGGTACTGCCATATCTTAGTCGTTTATTAATTGCTGAAACTCTTCTTTTTCTTTAATCTTAGCATAAGCAAAATCAAAAGGATTATCGTATGATTTCATCTCATCTAGACTATCTATAGGGATGTCTATAATTTCCTGCCATATTTCATTAAAAAAATCCTCATTTTTATGGTCTTTATCCTGATATAAAGAAATCATAACACTTAGATACAAAGTCTTTATTCCATCAGATCCTACTCTTTGATGAGTTGATGCAGCTCTTACTATAAGATATATGTTTTCATAAATTTGAGAAACTTCCTCCATCTTAGGCTGCTTTATCATCTCAGTAGTACCGCTCTTTTCAAATAAAGGATGGTCAGATGGATATTCAGGGTGTACCATTTGATACTCTTCAAACTCAGTCTTAGATGCTTTAAATTCTTTATGTATATACGTTCCTACTAATGCCATAGCTTATAATTTATTTTCAAGTTCATTAACCTTAGCAGATAGCTCCTTAATTCCTTCAATCAGGATAGCTACTAGCTTCTCATATTTTACCGCTTTAAAGCCTGTCTCCCTGTCGATCACTAACTCAGGTGCAATAGCCTCAATCTCCTGAGCGATAACTCCTATATCAGCTCCTGTGTAAGTCTGCTGCTTATCATTCCACTCATAGGTGTAGCCTCCTATAGACTCTATTTTATCTAAAGCGTTCTCAATAGGCTTTATATTGTCTTTTAGCCTCTCATCTGATGAGTAGTACGCTATTACATCACCTGTAGCTGTTAAGGTTCCATCAAAATTAATTTCTTGAATTGATCCATCATAAGACATAAAAGCAGGACCTCCAACAGCCATTTCAAGTGTAGTAGTTGCTTGAGATGCATTTAGAATTCCACCAAAGCTAAAATCAGTACTAATCGGGTCATAAGAAGCTAAAACACCACCATCTGAATATATTGCTTGAATACCATTTTGTGAATTCAAGATCACAGGACCACTTGATGCTATAGATGCAAATTGAACATCATTATTAGTTCCCACAGATTGACCTATAGAAAATTCATTTCCTGTTAAAGTAATACCAGTTCCTGCTGTATAAGTCTCACCTGCCTGTCCCCAAGAGAATGTACCATCTCCATCAGACAATAAAGCTTGGCCAGATATGCCGTTCCCAGATACATTTAATTTTGCTGCGTCAACAGCATTGTCTGCTATTTTGCTGTTATGAACTGACAGGTCTTTTAATACGCTGTTTGATACTTTCGTTATTGCCATTGTTTATGTTTTAATTACAAGCTGTTTCGTTATATAATGTTGTTACTTCTCCTGCTGATAGTGCTTTGTTGAATATACGGACTTGG